ATGGTTTGTAATAGATTTTCCTCTTAAAATATCTTTTTTGTATCTACCATAAATTGCTACACCCCAGTTATCAATACTATTTAATTCTTCTCTTAGTTTAGTAAAGTCTAATTGATGTAAATATGAAGTATTTTTTATATCATCTTCTAAAAATAAACCAACTTCATCACCTGAATCTAGAAATGCTTTATATGCTTTTCTATGTGATAAAGCACAACATAAAATTCCTAAAGTACAATACCCATTTGGATCCCAAAAATGTTTATCAAAATAGGGTTTAGATAAATTATATGGATTTTTTGATATCTCCATCTTATCAATTGCCTCTATATAATTAATATTAGAAAGTTTAAGCCTTTTGAACATCTGTTCAGTTCTCTTTTTTCTAACTTTATGTCTTTCTAGATTAATAACATAAACGCTATCTGCACCCAGGATCATATAGTTCTTTTTACTATAGTTTGAAATGAAGTAGTAGCTGGTTTGTGTTTAGGGTTTTCTAGATCAAATAACTTTTTAACTGAGTTGAATATTTCTAGGTTTTCTTCTTGGGTACGAGGTGATTCATATATTTCCCAATTTTTACCTTTTAGACGTTTACCAGATTTGTCTTCTCCTCTAGATTTAGATTTTAACCATAATACACCTACTCTATCTACTTTCATACCATAACATTCCTCATAACACTGAGCATAAACTGCACCTTGTAAATCATAAGTGGTTTGGAGATGGTTACTGGTTTTGAAGTCAATTACCCAGCGTTCCATTTTGCCATCTATTTCGATTTCACATACTAAATCACAAGTACCCGCAACTTGTAGTACATCTGAAAATAGTGATACTTCTGTTTCAACTAGTGTTGGTTTATATGTTTCCCAAAAATCAACAAAACGTAAGAACATTTGCCAAACATGAGGTGCCATTCTAGGATGACCACTATCATTTAAATACTTTAATTCTTTACCTTCAAAGTACTCTTCAATCATTTCATGGACTTGTGTTCCTTCTTCTGCTGCTTTTTTAACAATCCATTCAGCACTATGTCCTACTTTTTTAAGCCAGTCCTCAAAATATTTACCTTTAGGGTAAGCATTTAAAACATATGTAATAGAAGGATAAAATTCTCCATTACGTCTATAATAACGTGAATCAGGTAAAGTTATTTGTTTGTGATCATCTGAGATCTCTAATATTCTATTGTATGATTTTTTGATCATAAAGCTAGTTTTCTTTCCAACAAACCAGAATAGGTAAGTGGTTGGGTGGTTTGAATTAATTTGGTGAAATTAGTAAAACCCATTTCACTTGGATCTTTATCTTGCATATCAACAAGATAGACTTCTTTACCTTCTGCCATTAGGTTTTCACAAAAGCGTAAAGCTTGTTTAATTGCATCTTTATCTAATGCAATATAAATTTTATCTACAACTGACGTAACTATTCGTTTCATTAAGTTACTTTGTATATTTTTTCCTAGTAATGGTATAGCGTTTCGTTTAATAGCAATAGCATCAAATAAACCCTCACATATTACAATAGGTACTTTCCAATTAATTAAATGTTCATTTGGAATTACATCTCTGCTTGCTGATGGGTTTCTATATTTTATATATGGGTCTTTTTCAAATGAACGAGCTGTGAAATAATTTAATCTACCATCCGCATCATATGTTGGTATAATAATCATATTAGCGTATAAACCTGATTCGCAATAACCTATATCATATTTTAGGATATCATGTTGATTTATGTTTCTACTCTTTAAATATGCTAGGGCATGACGCGTTTTTATTTCATTTGAATTATTATCTATTAAACTAATAAACTCTTTGGGGAGTGATACACTATTAACAACTTGTGTTTGTTTTATTGATTTAGAAGTTTTAACTAAAGATTTTAGTTCTGTAAACTTATTAACCTCAACTTTAAGTTGTTTAAATAAAGAATAAATAGTAGTACCTTTAACATCACAAGCCCAACAATGCCAAGGATTTCTACCTTCTTTATTCTCGGTGAGATTAACCTCCATTTTTGGTTTATGGTGATGGCAAAAAGGACAATGGTAAGCGTAGTTATTTCTAGCTGTCGCTTTACCTGATCCTAACACCGAGTTTACTAGGGTAACTAATAATTGGTTTACCATAAGTGGTAATATACAAAACTAATCTTTATACTCCAAGGGATCTTCAAAGTCAATACCCTCTAAGTCTCTAGTGAAAAATTTACCTAAAATATTGTCATTGAACCACTTGTCTGGTTTTTCTAATACCTGATATATCATTTGGTATTTAATTTCAAAATATGTCAATGACTTTTTATTAGGACACATTTTTAATATAGTACGATCAAATTCATCTTTTTTACCTTCAAGCAATAATTGTTTGATGTGTTTTTGGGATCCGTAGTAATTAAGCCAGTCTGATTCTTTTACTACTAATTTATAAGAGGGACGACGACCAACTACACCTTGTAGTTTTTCTAATTCTCGTTTTCCAATTTTTTGTTTTTTATTATGAAATAAGACTTTTTTTCCAATGTAAGACTTCCCAGAAGGTTTGTGAGTAACTATATAAACGAAACCAAATGTGTTTTCTGGAAATTGAGTTATGTCCCCTATTTTATGGGTTTTGTAATTCCAACTCATATGTAATTTTTAGGGATTAATTATAAATATTTAAAGTACTCGTAAAACCAAGGATAAGTATTAACTATATTTTGTGATAATTCTTGACCTAAATATTCATTGTATACTTCAGGAACAGGTTTTACCTCTTTTCTTATTGTATGGTCTCCAAAAATACCATGTACTGTATCATCTTCTTGGGTAAGTTGTTCTACATTATGAAAATCATGTTGATATCTTTCTACTTCAAAAAAGTCATATACCTTATCTAACTCTATTTGAGGGTTAGAAGTTAGATCTTCAAATCGTATAAATAAAATATTTTTATCTATACCTTCATCTATCATTTGTTTTAACCTTTCTATAGCGATACCAATTGGAGGGGTTTGAGACCAATGGTCAACTCTTTTAGATGTTGTAGTACCTTTCATTTCAGCCCAGTTTACTATACCACTATCTTTATCTTGATTCTTTCTAAAGTTTTTCTCCATAGAGGAATAGATAGATCTTAAATCTCTAACCATACAAACTATTTTAGGGTTAGGATAAAATGAGTTTAAAAAATTATAATGAATCCCCCATCCTCTAGATTTGTCTACTACATATTTTTTATTTGTAATACCATTAAAAAATCCTTCTACTCCTTGACGACAAAAGTTAAGCCATCCTTTTTTCATTAACTCCGCATCTTGGGCTTGAAAAGCATTGTCATTTGTATAATTATTTCTAGCTGCAAATAATAATTCTAATACACCGGAAGTAGGGGTTACATAAAAATCAGGATTTTGACCTAATATGTTTTGTAACAATGTACTGCCTGCTCTAGGTAAAGATGATTGAAAAAATATTTTTTCCATTATTGTTTGTTTATAGACTCTATAATTGTATTAGCATTAAATATTTCATTTAAATCATTATAAGGAATAGATGAAATATCTTGTGCTAAATTAAAGGGTTGATAAACAGAACGTTCAAGTTGGGGTTCTTTGGTAAAAGGGTTAGCTATGATGTTGTCATGTAACTTATACCCAAATATTTTTGGTTTTGTAGTTACCCAACACACTGTTGATTTTTTGTCCATAGCAGCTGCTAAATGCTGACTAAATGAATCTATGAGTAATCGTTTAGAAGATAGTTGTAATAGTATAGCTATACTTCTAAACCCATCTAACGCGTGTAGTGTATCTGGGTATTGTTGTTGGTCTTCTCTTTTGATATGAACTATAGTATAATCTTCTTTATAATGTTTGATTATTCCATTCATTGTAGGTTGAGGTATGTCTCTAGTCCAAGAGTATTGAAAACCTTGACCTTGAGGACCTCCATTTGGTTGTATAGCTAATATGGGTTTTTCTACTTGATAAAAAGGTTTGAAATAATCTA